CCTTGTAGGCCCTAAGCAACAAGCGATTGAGGCTGGGAAAAAAGCACCTGCGCCCACACAGGCTGTTGCTCCCCAAGGTGATTTTTCTGTCGAAGATCTTAATCGCTTGACGGCTTCTACACCCGCGCCAAAAGTTGGGTTCGGAGAAGATATTCTTCGCGCCGGTGGTTCGGGCCTTGCCCGTGGCGCTGTTGGCCTGACCGGCCTCCCCGGCGATATCGAATCTTTGGGCCGCATGGGTGCAAAGGCCGTTGGATATGATGTCGCTCCTGAAACGGTTCTTCCCACTTCGGAAGAGATGATTCAGAAGGCGCAGAAATATATCCCCGGCGCAAAAGAATTTATGGAATATAAGCCGGAATGGGCACCAAGCCGGTATGCAAAGACTGCTGCGGAATTTTTGCCGGGTGCCTTGGCTGGTCCGGGCGGGTTTGCGTCCAAGGTTGCTGGATCTGTTGGCGCGGGTATCGCTACGCAGGGCATCGAAGACTACATGCACGGCACCAAATGGGAGGGAACCCCCTATGAGGCTGCTGCTAAGATTGTTGCTTCTATCCCGGGCTATGGTCTTGGCACAAAAGCTTTGGACATCGCCCGCGCTCCAGTATCTGGCCTTATTACGCCAGAAGCAGAAGCCATGCGTAGGCTCGCAGGGGCTATGCAAAAAGATGTCACCGTTGGCGGCAAATACGGCGCTCGGCTGACCCCTGAAGAAATTGCGGCTGCTGGCGGTGAAAGCACTATCGGTGCTGTCGGTGGTCAACGTACACAAGATGTTATTCGCGGAGCCGCTACACGAGCGCCGGAAGAAGCTCAAGGCGCATATATTGCCCGCACGGGCCGCATGGCTGAAGAAGCCCCCCAAGAAATGGGAAGCTTCATTAACCGCATGTTTGGCGGCAACCCAGTAAACCCTTTAGATGAGATGGAGCGTATTGCCCGCGAATCTAGGATCGTTAATGGTCCTGAATATCAACGGGTCATGGGTCTTCAGCACGCTCAACAGATCATAAGCCGAGATTTAGAAAATGTTGTCAGCCGCCTTCCGAAGGGGGCAATCAACGAGATTGCAGATCGTTTGAGAATGGACGGCATAGACCCTGCGTCTTTGGGCATGATGCTTAATCGTGGTCAATGGAGCATCAATCCAAATGGTATGCCATTGCAGTTTTGGGATGCTACAAAACGCTATCTAGACACTAACATTGCCAAGCTTCGCGATCCTGTTTCTGGAAAGATCACAGATAAAGGTCTCGACAAATCTTGGAACGAAACCAATAAAATCCTGAAGAGCTCTCTTGATACAGCGGTGCCGGAATATGGCGCTGTGCGTGGTGCGGCTGCTGAATCGTTTGGTGCTACCAGCGCGATGGATCTTGGCATGAAGTATCTTCATGAAAAAGATCCTGCAAAAATTCGGAACATTGAGCGCATCTATCAAAACCTGTCGCCCTCCCATCAGCAAGAGTTTGCCTACGGTCTGGCTGGCGCTTATAAAACTGGCTTCGAGCAAAACCCCGATCAGGCGTTTAAGCTTTTGTCGGGTGGCCGTGGCACTGAATATCAGAGAAAACTTCAGTTTGGTCTTGCGCCAATCGGTTCCGATGCCGCTGAATCGTTGATTAATTTCTCAAAGATTCAGGCAGCAAATAGAACAATCAATCAGATCAGGCCGCAATCTGACACGTTTATGAGAAGCAATCTCATTCCGGGTTTGACCGGCGCTGGCGCTTTCGTGTCTGACGTTCTGTTTCAGCCTTTCCTTTGGTCTGGCAACCCCGGCGCTTTTGCCACGGCTACGGCAGGGTTCTTGGGCGGCAAATACTATACTTGGAAAGAAGCCCGCAATGGCGCAAAGGTCATGGAGCTGGCCTCCGACCCATCTAAGCTGAATGAGCTTCGCCGCCTGATCAAAGCCGACCCAAGCGCAAATTCGTTTTTGGGAAAAACTCAGGCTTTGATCCAAAACTATAGCAAGTATCCAGCCGGTGCTTATACCAGCACTGAGATGCAGGGACAGGCTAAAGGTGGACGAATTGGTCGAAAGGCTGGCGGTCGCATCTCCGCAGAATCACACGCCGCAGATCTCATGCGTAGAGCTGAGATTGCGAAAAAGAACATCGGCAAGCATACTGAGGCACTTCTGAACAAGCCGGATGAAACGGTTGTCAAGGCGCTTCAGATTGCCAATCAAAACCTTGAGGGCTGATCATGGCTTCGACGTATACAACCAATAAAGTCTTGGAATTGCCAGCCAACGGCGATTACGTCGATACATGGAACGTACCTGCCAACGGCGATTTCAGCATCATTGACCAAGCCTTTGGCGGGAGCACGAGCCTCAATGCAACTTCTGGTTCGGCCACGTTGTCTGCCGCACAATACCGTTCGCTGTTCCTTAACATCAGCGGCGCTATTTCGGCTGGCGTGACCTATACGATCCCAACTACTGTTGGCGGTCAGTGGATTGTCTACAATAGCACCACAGATGCTTCTGGTGGCCCGTGGACAATTACGATTGCATCTGGTGGCGGCGGCACTAGCGTTGTGATCCCTCGCTCTACGCGCATCATGGTTGTGTGCGATGGCACGAATGTGCGTTTTCTGAGCTACATCTATGACAACAACACCGTAACTGGGAATTTGACCGTCACTGGTAACGCTTCGGCTGGCGGCTCTATAGCTGCTGGCACTACTTCATCTGACGCAATTGGCAATTTGCGAGAAGTGCCAGCTAACTCCCAAACGGGCAGTTATACGCTCCAAGCCACAGACAGTGGAAAATATATTTCCATTACGACAGGTGGAGTAACGGTTCCGCAAAGCATTTTTACAACCGGACAAACTATCTCCATTTACAACAACTCTTCGTCTAGCCAGACAATTACGCAAGGAGCGGGCACTACACTTCGTCTTGTTGGCACGGCAACAACTGGAAACCGCACTCTTGCTCAATATGGCCTTGCTACCATTCTTTGCGTTGGCAGCAATGCTTTTGTTATCACTGGTGGTGGTGTCACTTAAATAATTCACTAAAGAGACAGTCGTTCTGCTCAATCCATTTCGGCGTAATGTCTTTAATGATGTCTCGCCAATAGGTCTCAAAGATATGGATAGCGCATGGATTTCCCATGATGTCCTTAGCCTCTGCTTTTAGCTTCGGGTCGAACATCCAATTTTTGGACAGGTCAAACGGGCAAAAGAACCTATGACTGAGCGGATAATAATACGCATCGTAGAACGGGTCTTTTGTCATTTCATATGGCAAAACAACGCCGCCATAAGCCCACACAGGATTGCTCATAGCTTCCGGCATACGTTCTAGCCATGCGCTTATAAACTCATTGATGGGGGGGGTTGCCATGAAAGCATTGCAGATCGACTCGCAGAACGCGGTCTCCCAGCAGAAAGATAAGATTGTATCGTCATGCGGCTTAAATGGCCGTAGAGAGATCATGTCCGTGTCCATGTAAATACCGCCATGCTCATACAAAATCTGCAAGCGCATGACATCTGACACATACTGGGGCCATACGATCTCAGCTCCGCCAATATGTGTCGGAAGTTCGCATTTTCTTTTTGTGACGAATGGCAACGGAACGCTGCTGGGCGCGTTTGTCCAAACAATAACTTCATGGTCGGGGTAGGTGCTTATCGCTGTCTTGACAGCCAGCGTATTCACCAGTGACCACGGGCGTGTTTTTTCTGTCCACGGATAGATGAAGTGAATTATTTTCGGTATCATGTGTATCTCACGAAAAGACCCGGCGCATAAGCACCGGGCCAAGTCAGTTTCGTCAATTTGCCGTGGGTCATTCCACAGCAAGCTAATTGTGCCATAGCATTTTGAGTCGTCAACGACATTACGAACGAGCCTTAGAACTTTTTGTGCGGATCATATCGAAGCAAATTTTGTGATGCTCTTCGCAGTAAGATCCACGCGCCTTGCGCTTGCCGCAGTACATTGTATCTGGCCCTTTAGTAGCGCCGATGATGTACCGGCATGACAAGCCCTGAAGCTCTGTAAGCTTAATGGGGCCTTTTGGCTCCTTAAACTCAAACAGTCTTGTGACTTCTTTCGGTTCTTCTTTAGGAACAACTTTGATGTCGCTTAATGTTAATTGAGGCTTATCTTTTTTTACTCTTGGTTTTGGCGGAATGCGATAGTCAAACATGCCCTTCTTACGCATACGGTGAACATGCCCCATGACCACGCCACGAGAAACACCGAGGATAACGGCAATCTGCATTCCGCTTTTATTCTGATTCCAAAGCTTCTGAATCTGATCTTGTATATCGCTCATATCAATCTCCATGCGGTGGGGCGACCACCTAAGCAGCCGCCCCTATATTATTAAGATGCGCTATTTTCGGTCTGCTGTTCTGGCTTGGGGACCGAATATTTAAGCGGCGCAAGTTTGCTCGCCATTGCCGCAATATCGTCTTCCAGAGCAATGCTGACCGCGTTAGGCAGATTTGCGAACTGGCCGCTGAAAGCCAGATATGCAATGCCGTCGATGTAGTTGTCCGCGTTGTTGCGGTTTTCCTGAAGACGACCAAGCTTCACGCAGTGAAGAATCATAGCAATGTCATAAGGCGAAATTGATTTATTCAGGACGATTGAGGAAAGCGTAGCGATACGCTCAAAGCACGCCTCTTCTGGGCCGTATTGGTCCCCGCGCTCCCGGAGCGTACTGATTGTCTGTCCCAAAATTTCCGTATGCTTCATCATCGTTATATTCCTCTCTCTCAATGTAAAGCTGCACTTTCCCAATATGTGCGCTATTTAGCACCATGTCGCCTCTATCTTGCCAAACGGTTTCGCCGCGTTGGTTTCTTTTCCGATAGAGCAAACGACAGGTGATAAATTCTTGGTGGTTCAGAAGGCTGCAAAAATCAGCGCAATCTTCTGCTTCATGTTCGACTGTAATCTGATGCACAAGGTAGTTCTGTGCGGATGGCATATTCATTGTGAGCAGATATTTCACAATTTAATCCTCCGATAAATGATATTCTTAAGAGGTGAGGCGTAGTAGACCTCAAACTGATTTTGGTTTCTTGCGAACTTCTCTGTCACATACCAGCTATCTTTGGTCGAGCCAAGAACGATAGCGGCATGGGTCATTTGAGCATTCACGGTGACGTAGGCTGTGACTGATCCTTTGGCGCGGTCTACAGATCCTTTCTTTGAGATCAAGATCTCCTTAAAGGGCCAGTTGTCTGGGCCATCGAAATTCTTCTCAGGCAAATGCTTAACCTCAATTCTCATGTGACCCGCGATGGGGTCAACAATGAACAGATCACCATTGTCTGCATAGCCACGATAGTCACTACCCTCTGGGAAGACCATAAGCTCGGGCATAACGACTTTGCGGTCATTGCGCTCCAGCCATGCCTTCACAGCCTCCATAGCCGCCCTAGAGCCAAATAGGCGCTCCCTGAAGCCATCGTATTCGCCGTACGGGTGATCAGCCATCCTGATCTCTCAGAACAACCGAGCCATCCATCTTCTTTTTCCATTTAGACCAACGCCCAGCGGGCATAGGGTTTTTGGATTTCTTCGCGCCGATGTGCCGCTGGTGAATCCTTTTCACTTTGGCGATCAAAGGCGCGTCTACCTTAGCTGTGTGTTGGCGATGACAAGTACGATGAGCGACAAGCCAATTACTGGCATCGTCCAATCCACCCGCTTCCAGAGGTATTTCATGTGATACATCCCAATCTTGTCCGGGCACGACCTTCATGCTGCACAGGTGACAAACGCCCCCGTGTCGCATGAAGATATCGGCTCTCATCTTCGCTGTTATGCGAACGCGTTTCATAGTTTCATCTCAACCTATTATTTAATTCATATTATGCGCTTCTAAATATTGATCAATTAATTCGCGCATATTTCTGATGCAATCATCCAGTACGACTATTGCATCTTTTTTGTTGTTTGCGACATCGCAAATAATTCCAGCGCCCACGGTGAACACAGCTTCCAAAGCAACTATTGCCTCATGGTCGGCTATCACCTCATCCAATTTATCAAGAAGGTTTTCGAACACTTTATCTTCGGTCATATGTTTCTCCTAAAGTTTCATTTCTGCGCGGCGTGTGGCTGCATGTGATTGCCATTCGCTAAATTGCATACGGATATACTCTAGCTGCACTTTCAGGAGAGCCGCTTTCTTTCGCGCCTCAACCATCTCGTTGATGTAGTCGGTCCATTGCGAAGATGCCTTAACGGTCATCTCGGCCTTCGACACCGGCATATCGCCAAGATCAGCCATGCTCTTGGAAAGGAAAGCAGACTTGCTCTCCTCCAAGATGTTGGCCGCAGAATCCGCATCAACCCATTTTTTGGCGATGATGCGGAACTGTTCCGAGAGCGGCAGATTGCTGTCCATCAAAATGGCACTTCGTCGTTTGTTTCTCCGCGAGGTGCTGGCTTTTCTGCCGGTGCATCTTTGCGTGTGAAAGCCTGTTCGAAGAATTTGCGATTGTCTTTGGTCTCTTTGACCCAAGCCGATTGCCAATATTCGACACCATCGATCAACACGGTGCCTTTATATTGCGGAGATTTCTCGCTGGTGATCTTGTCGTTCTTAAACAGAGATCCTGTATTATTTTTGCGCTCATAGGCCATTTGTTGTTTCCTTTAGTTTGATGATCTTTTGATCCAGATCGAACAAAAATTTTTCGACCTCACGTTCCAGCTCAATGATGAGATTATTATCTCGCATGACACGCGTGGCAAAGAACTGCATGTTCTCCGGCATACGCGGATCATATGATACGAAATCGCACCATGCTCGGCCAGTGCAAGCCATCTGCCATTGCATCTGGTTCACATATTTAGACGGCGCTTCTTTATCTAACAGCGTGTCAATATGCGTGGCGGTGTTGGGGCATTTGATCTCAACGAGACCATCTTCGCCCACAAGGCCGTCAGGAGACGCACCAGCCATCAAGATGGTAGGGTGGGAGACAAAGCCAACCTCTTCTACGAGAATACCGTTACGCTCCTCGTAGGCCCCTCTGGCAAGAGGTTCCTTCTCTGTCCCCCACGCCATTGCAGCATTCTGGAAAAAGTCCCCCTGTTTCCCAGTTAGCCGCTCACAAACCAGCTCCGCCATATAGTTGGCTCGGCTGGTCGAGTAACCGCTCTTTGTCTTCGCAACTACATCACTGACGCGTGACGCTGTGACTTTGCCAAGACGAGCGGCGTACCACTCTTCAGTTCTCTGTTCCATTATTTGCTCTCTTATTGTTTTTCATCGTAAACTTTGGCGCGAGCTTTTAGATCTATGCGTTGATCCGCAGAGACCTGTTCACGCTCTTCTTCGCTCAATGCACTCCACCACGCGGTGAGAGCTTTGCTGCTGACATTAGCGGCCTTGAGGCCCTCTTTATAAACAACGTCAGTGACAGGCTTCGCCGGGCCTTTTTCGGCAGCGGCATTGCCATCATCATCTTCGGTCGGGATGCAGAAGACAGACATCAAACCGTAGCGGCGACCATAAGTGATGGCGGACCCCATGCCGTGGGCATCCCACTTATTGATTGGGATGTAACACGAATCACTGAGCCACTCGCCGGACTTGTGCAGGACCATTGTCTCGACCTCGACACCGCCATCGACCTTGTGCGGGCCTTGGATGATGCAGAGATTGTTGCGGGCAAGCGGCTCGCGGATAGAGGACAAAACCGAAGCCAGATCGGCATACTTGCTCTTAAAGTGCGAGTTGCTGGCGGTCTTTGTCACGCCTTCGATTTCGGATTGGAGCTGCACCAAAGCAGCCGCGATATTCGTAATATTTTCTGACCATTTCATTTGTGTGTCTCCATATCAATCACGGGTCGAATGTAGTCGCAGCGCGAAAGCCCGTCAAGGGTTCCTTTCCAAAAGTTGACACGCTTGTCAATTTTCGGCATCTTGCCCAGCATGAAAAACAAGACCCCGATACTCCTCGAAGTGTTTGCCGCTGTCGGTTCGATGTCTGAACTGGCTCGGCAGCTCAACGTCACACGCGCCGCCGTTAATCAATGGAGGTCGGTTCCGTTTAGGCACTTGTCGCAGATCTCGAAGATCACCGGCATACCGCGCCAAAAACTTCGACCAGATCTCTATGACTAAGAAGATCTCCTACGTTGTTGTGGGGATGCTGTGGCACAAGGGGCTTAATACCGCAGAGATAGCGGATAGGCTGGAGGCCCACGAGGCCGATGTTTACAGGGCGCTCC